CGATTGGGTCGCGTACGCCGTGACCCGCGGCGCCGAGCAGGACGACGCCGAGCAGCTCACCCGCGATCAGCTCGCCGAGCAGTACGGGGGGTGACCGGTGGCCCGCGTGTACGCCACCCCCGAGCAGCTCTCGGCGTACACCGGGCAACCCGCCCCGGACGACGCCGACAGCCTGCTCACCCGCGCGTCACGGTTCCTTGACACGGAAGTGCTGAAGAGCTGTGTGTACGACGTCGGCGCCGATGGCATGCCCACCGCGCCGGACGTTGCCGAAGGGTTCGCCGAGGCCGTGTGTGCGCAGGTCGCGTGGTGGGACGAGATCGGCGACAGCACGGGCGCAGCGGGCGCCGGTTGGGGATCTGTGACCCTCGGCCCCCTGTCCCTCGGCCGGTCGGTCACCGACGTGTCTCCGTACGCGTCGGCCGCCCGGCAGCTCTCGCCCGCCGCATGGGACGCCCTGTGTGTCCTGCCCCCGGAACTGTTTGTACCGGGGGTGATCTGGTGAAGCTGCCCCGGTGGCTGCTGCGCCACACGATCACCATCGAGCCGTACCAGGGCAGCGGCGCGTACGGGCCCCAGTACGGCGACCCGTACGCCGCCGCGGCCCTGGTCGCGGAGACCGTCAAGCACGTACGGAGCAGCACGGGCGAGATCGTCGTGTCCACCGCGCAGATCTACGCTGGCCCCGACCTCGACTGCCCTGTCGGGTCCCGCGTGATCCTGCCCGACGGCCGGATCACGCGCGTACTGACGACCGCCCGACACACCGCGCCGGGCCTTCCCGTCCCCGAGTCGACGGAGGTCTACGCCGAATGAGCCGAGCCCACGTCCAGTGGAACGGCGACCAGGCCCTCGCCGCAATCCGGGCCGGAGCGATCCGGGGCGTACGCCTCGGCGCCGAGCACCTGCTCGCCGCCTCCCGGGCCCGCGTGCCCATCGAGGAGGGCACCCTCGAACGCTCCGGAGTCGTCACGGTGGACGAAGGCAGCATCACGGCCGCCGTCAGCTACGACACCCCGTACGCCGTCCGGCAACACGAGGACCTCACCGCCCGGCACGACTCAGGCCGAACCGCGAAGTATCTCGAACGGCCGTTGCACGAGGAGAACGGCGTGATCACCGAGATCATCGCCGCGCAGGTGCGGAGGGCGACCCAGTGAGCGCCTTTCTCGTCGACCTTGTTGACGGCCTGGCCCGCCTGCTCGACGACCAGGACGTCGGCACCTACCGGCCCACCGGCATCTACACCAGCGGCGAGACCGCGATCACGGACACCGTCATGCCCGACAGCCCGGATCGCGCCATCGTCCTCACCGCGTACGACTCCGACGACGATCCGGGCCTCACCGACTGCACCGTCGCCCTCCAGGTGCGCACCCGTGCCACCACCGACCCGCGCACGGCCGCGGTCCTCGACGAGGACGTGTTCACCGTCCTTCACGGCCTACGTAACCAGCAGTTCGGGACGGCCGCCGCGCGACTGATCAAGCGCGAGAACACCGCGCCGATGGGCGCCGATGCCGTCGGCCGCCATGAGCGCACCAGTAACTACACGATCCGGGCGCAGCGCCCGCCGTCCGACCGCCTCGAATAGGAGGAGCCCCCACCATGGTTTACACCCCGGTACAGCCCCCCGAGACCGACACCGCGCTCGCCCGCCGGTACCGCCTCGAACTCGACACGGGAGGCGTCTCGCCCACGTGGGCGATCGTTCCCGGCGTCACGGATTTCTCGCCGAAGATCGACCAGACCAAGCAGAAGAGCACGACCTACGAGGACGACGGGTGGGGTGACTCCACGGTCACGGAGCTCGCGTGGTCCGTCGAGGTGACCCTCGCCCACCGATGCCACCCGACGACCAAGGCGTTCAATCCGGCCCAGGAGAAGCTCCGTCTGGCCGCCGAGGAGTTCGGCACCGGCGCGACCGTTCACGTGCGTTGGTACGACCGTGACGGCCGCGATGAGGCGTACGAGGGTTACGCCCTGGTCGAGTGGGAGCAGGACGGCACCGCCACCGACGACCTCGACAGCGTCAAGGTCAAGCTCATCGGCAAGGGCAAGCGGATGCCCATCGACAACCCGCTCACCGAGGAGGCGTAGCACGTGGCGTTTCAGCAGCTTGGGGAGTTGCTCGACTCGACGCTCGCACTCCCCGTCGGCGACAAGACGTACACGGTTCCCGCCCCGTCGGCCGCTACGGGTCTGCTTGTGCAGGCGATCATGCAGGCCGCCGCCACGGCCGCGGACGGTGGCCAGGTGGACGAGGCGATCCTCGCCGACGCCGCCGAGCGGGACATGTACGCCGACGTCCTCGGCACCGCCCACGCCGAAATGGTCGCGGACGGCGTCGACTGGCCGACGTTGAAGCATTCCGCGGTGACGGCCATGGTGTGGATCGTCCAGAACAAGGACGCCGCCGAACGCTACTGGAACGCGGGCGGCGACCCTTCTCGCCTGGCCCCGAACCGGAAGGCGCGCCGCTCATCGGATACGGCGAAGTCGACCCAGTCTCGGGGCTCCACGAGTACTACCTCCCCCCGCCAGGGCAAGCACGGCGGAGGAAAGCAGCGCGCACGCCGCAAGTGAGCTGGGCGCAGATCCTCGACGAGTGGCCGCTCGTCGAGGCCGACCTACACGAGGTCTACGGCGTAGACATCGAGACGCCGGGCCTGCTCGACACCCGCACGTGGCGATGGCTACGGGTGCGCGTCCTCGGCCTGCTCTCCGCGGACAGCCGCATTAACCGCCTGCTCTACCCGCCCGACGAGCCCACCGCTCCCAAGGGCCGATAACTCCACACGCAGCACCGCGCCACCGCGCGGCCTACCCCGTAAAGGAGGCCGCGCATGGCGCTCACCGTGGGCGAGCTTGCCGCAACGATCACCGTCGACGACGACGAGGCCGAACGCGGTCTCACCTCGTTTCACCAGCGGCTCAGGTCTGCACTGTCCCGCGCCACCCAGCAGGCCCACGACGGAGGCCAGGACGCCGGGGCAGCGCTCGGCGACGGCCTCACCGACGGAGCGGGCGAGGGCGCCGACCGCGCCGGAGAGTCCATCACCGGCAAGTTGAAGGGGCTCGCGCTCGGCGCCATCGGAGGCAGTCTCGGCGCCGCCCTGATGGGTGGCATCGCAACGGCCATGGAACAGGAGCAGATCACAGCCAAGCTCGGCGCCCAGCTCGGCGCCACCACCGAGGACGCCAAGCGGTACGGGCAGGTCGCGGGCGAGCTGTACGCCGGTGCCGTGACCGAGGATTTCCAGACGGCCGCGGACACGATCCGCACCGTCATGGGCGCGGGACTCATCCCCGCCGACGCGACGAACGCAGCGATCGAGTCCATCTCGACCAAGGCTCAAGACCTCGCCAACGTCTTTGACGTCGACGTGACCACCGCGGCACAGGCCGCCGGCGGCATGGTCAAGAACGGGTTGGCGAAGGACGCCACCGAGGCGTTCGACCTGCTCGCCAAGGGCATGCAGGGACTCGGCCCCGCGGGCGAGGATCTCGTCGAGACGTTCCGCGAATACTCCCCCGTGTTCAAGCAGGCCGGCATATCCGGGACGACCGCGCTCGGCCTCATGCGCCAGGCCATACAGGGCGGATGGACCCAGGACACCGACAAGATCGCCGACGCGTTCAAGGAAATTCAGCTCCGGGCGACCGAGGGCAGCACGGGTGCGATCAGCGCCCTGAAGTCCCTTGGCCTGAACTCCAAGCAGATCGGCGACGACATCGCCTCGGGCGGCTCCAAGGGTGAGGACGCCATCGGCAAAGTTCTCGACGCCATGCGCAAGGCGGGCCCGCAGTCACAGAAGGTCAAGCAGGCCGTATCGACCCTGTTCGGTGGACCCGGCGAGGATCTCGGCGCCGCCCTGTTCGCGCTCGACGTCGACAAGGCCAAGAGCAGCATGGACGGGGCCGCAGGGTCCGCGGGCAAGATGGGTGACCAGCTCCGGGACAACGCCTCTACACAGGTCGAGCAGTTCAAGCGGCATGCCACACAGGCGTTCGTCGAGCTGCTCGGAACCAAGGTCGTTCCGATTCTGACCAAGGTCGGCGGGTACCTCCAGGAGCACGGCGACGTCGCTAAGGTCCTCGCTGCGGCAGTGCTCGGCCTCGGCGTCGCGTTCGGTATCGCCACCGTGGCTGTGTGGGCGATGAACTCCGCGCTACTCGCCAACCCGATTTTCTGGATCATCGCTGGAATCGGGCTCGCGGTCGCTGGCCTCGTGATCCTGTTCGTCACGTACTGGGACCAGATCAAAGCGGCGACGCTCGCGGTCTGGGACTGGATCGTCGCGAAGATCATGTGGGTTAAGGACGCCCTGATCTTCATGTTCATGAACTTCACGCTCCCTGGCCTGCTGCTCTCTCACTGGGACTCCATCCGCGCCGGGGCCGTGGCAGCGTGGAACGGCATTGTGGGGTGGCTCGCGGCGATACCCGGGCGTGCCAGTAGCGCGCTCTCGTCGATGGGCACGTACCTGACGACGGTCGCGCGCAACGGCTGGACCAGCTTCAAGACGGCCACCGTGGGCAAGGTCGTTGAGTTCATCTCCTACATCCGCGGCATCCCCGGGCGCGTCAGATCCGCGCTCGGCAGCATGAACTCACTGCTCGTCAACAAGGGCCAAGACCTCATCCGCGGCCTGGTGGCCGGTGTGAAGCGCATGGGTGGTTGGCTGCGCTCGCAGCTCATCAGTTTCGCCAAGGCCATGATCCCCGGGCCCATCGCGAAAGCCCTCGGTATCAACTCGCCCTCACGCGTGATGCGTGACCAGATCGGTCGATGGATTCCGGCGGGCATCGTCGACGGCGTCGAGGCCGGCGCCCCGGCGGTCGAGGCCACCATGCGGAACCTGGTCAGTGTCCCCACCGCGGGGCAGACCACCGCCGGACGGGTCGCGGCCTCGACCGGGACGGCCATCGCGGCGAGCAACTCCAGCGCCCCGGCGCCCCGCCTGATCCTCGACGTCACCGGCGCTGACACGCAGTGGAAGGCACTCATGCGCCGCATGGTGCGCGTCGACGGCCGCGGGAACGTACAGCTCGCGTTCGGCTCCTGACACCCCCACACCCCCCGTAAGGAGCCGTCCTGTGGCGTTCCCTGATACCTCGCTCGGCGTCCGCGTCGAGTTGTACGTCGCTGGTGCATGGCTCGACATCACCGGCGACGTCTACACGTCCAACCTGATCACCATTACCCGCGGCAAGCAGGACGAGGCGGCGCGCACGGACGCCGGGACGTGCACGCTGCTGCTGAAGAATCCGACGGGCCGCTTTTCGTCCCGCAATCCCCGCTCGGACCTGTTCGGACTCATCGGCCGCAACACCCTGATACGGGTGTCCATCCAGCCCGGCGCGGTGCGGCTCGTACGGTTCGTGGGCGAGGTGTCCTCGTGGCCGCCGGAGTGGTCTACGGCGCGGTACGTGACCGTGACCGCGACGGCCGCTGGCATCCTGCGGCGCCTGGGGCAGGGTGCCTCCCCGCTCGCCTCGCCGATGCGCCGTGAGTACGCCTCCCCGACGCGGACGCACATCGTCGCGTACTGGCCGATGGAAGATGGGAGCTCGGCGACGTCGTTTGCCTCGGCCATGCCCGGCATCCCGCCGATGGCCGTGGCCACGCCCGGCGTCAAGCCTGCCGCGTACACCGCGTACGCCGCTTCCGACGCACTGCCCACCCTCGGCGACGGCGCCCTCGCAGTGAAGGTGCCCGCATACACGTCCACGGGCGAGCACGCGTTCCGGCTCTTCGCGGCGTTCCCCGACACGGCGCCGAGCACAGAGCAGACCATCGCCACCATCACCACGACCACCGGCTACAAGTGGGTGCTGTCCTGGTACACCGACGGAACCCTCACGCTCCACGGGTACAACAAGGCCGGCACGGTGATCGAGTACACCACGTGGGGTGGAGTCGTCACCGGGACACAGAGCCATATCGGCATCGACCTGGTGCAGACCGGCGCGACTTTCGAGCGCCACGGTTACCGCCTCGACATCACCGACTTCTCCCACCTGCACGGCATCAACCAGACGTTTACTGGCACGCTCGGCCGCATCGCCACGATCACACTCGGCGGCGCGACCATCGGAGACGTCGCAGTCGGGCATGTGGCGCTCGCGGATGCGACCTCGGCGTATGCCTCGACCGGTAACGCGATCGTCGGTTACGCGGGCGAGAGAACCATCTCGCGCATCGTCCGCCTGTGCGGCGAGGAAGGCATACCGGTCCAATACGCAGGCGTGCCGGACCTGCCGTCAACGCCGCTGGGCCCGCAGTCCGTCGCCTCTCTGCTCGACCTGCTACAGGAAGCCATCGACGCGGACGGGGGCCGCCTGTACGAGCAGCGTGACGGGCTCGCCCTGGCCGCACGCAGCCGCGCCACCCTGTACACGCAGACGCCCGCGCTCATCCTCGGCTACGCGTCCAAGCAGGTCGCCGCCCCGCTCGCACCTGTCGACGACGACGCGCACGTACACAACGACGTCACCATCACCCGCGACGGCGGAAGCTCGGGGCGCGCCATCGCCGAAACGGGCCCCCTGTCCGTTCAGGCACCGCCGAACGGCGTCGGCCGGTACACCACCTCGACCACCTTGAATCTGTACACCGACGACCAGTGCGAGCCGTTTGCGTACTGGTATCTGTACGTCGGGACGCGGGACGCACCGCGCTACCCGCGCGTGGCTGTCGAGGTCCACAAGGCGCCCGACCTCGCCGAGCAGGTCGCCGCCGTCGACATGGGCGCGCGGGCCGTCATCACCAACCCCCCGCCATGGCTCCCGCCCGAACAGATCGAGCTACTCGTCGAGGGATACACCGAGGTCCTCGGCGTCTACACGTGGGATATCGAGTTCAACGCCTCGCCTGGCGAGCCGATGCTCGTCGCCACGGCCGACGACGCGGCGTACGGCATCGCCGACACCGACGGGACCGAGCTCGCCCTCGCCGCGGACGCCGACGACACCGCGCTCACGGTCACCGTGACCGCGGGCCCGGCATGGGGCGCCGCTGGTCTGCCGTACGACGTCGTCTGCCGCGGCGAGCGCATGACCGTAACCGGCGTCACCGCGCCGACGTCGACGACGCGCGTTCTCACCGTCACCCGAGGAGTCAACGGGCTCACGGTCCCCCTTCCTGCTGGCGCCGAACTGTCCCTCGCCCACACCGCGTTCGCGCCCCTGTAAGGAGGCCCCCGCCTTGACCACAGCAACACCTATCGCCCAGTGGCTTCCTGGGATGGCGATCACGTCCGGGCGCCTTCAGTACATGCTCGAACAGGCGTTGAGCGGCGGGAACACGATCAACGTGTCCGCGTACGGCGCCACCGGCGATGGCGCCACCGACGACACCGCAGCGATACAGGCCGCCCTCGACGCGGCGTACACCCGCGGTGGCGGAGTGGTCGTCATCCCGCCGGGCGGCACGTTCTGTGTCTCGACGTTCCTGGTGGTGCGGGACAACACCGTGATCAGCGCCTACGGGGCGACGATCAAGAGCATCGGAAACACGGGCCTACTGCGGAACTTCCTGTCGTCTGAACTGTTCAACGCGTACGCCGGGCACTCGCACATCCTTGTGCAGGGTGGCACGTGGGACAACAACGCGAGCGACGGGGTCACGGGCACCGTCACGGCGGAGACGGACTGTTTCAATTTCATCCACTGTTCCGACATCACCATCCGCGACGTCACCATCAAGAACGTGTCCAGCGCGCACGCCATCGAGTTCAATGCGACCGACAACGGACGTGTCCTGAACTGCCGTTTCCTCGGCTACAGAGACAACAGCGGCACGAGCGCCCGGCAGTTCAGCGAGGCCGTGCAACTCGACATCGCCGTATCCGGATCGTCGAGCATCGGCAACTTCGACAACACCGCCTCCCGCAACATCCTCGTCAGCGGCTGCTACTTCGGACCGTCCGAGCGCCTCGGCGTATGGGGCCGCGCGGTCGGCTCCCACACCACCCGCGCGAGCGTGTTCTACGACAACGTGCAGATCATCGGATGCCGGATCGATGGCACGCTGCAAGAGGGGATTCGCGGGTTCGCGTGGCGCCGATGCGTCATCGCCGACAACATCATCACCGGCACGGGGTACAGCGGAATCCTGCTGACCGTCCCCGACCCCGCCACGTACAGCGTCACCACCTACGGCGCAGCAATCACCGGCAACATGGTCCAGGGCGCCGGGACCGACAGCGGTATCCGCGTCATCGCGTTCTCTGCGACGCCGTACTCGAACGTGCGTATCGAGGGCAATGTGATCGAGGGCAGCTCGACCGGCGCAAACGGAATCCACACCGAACAGTGCGCCCGTCCCGGCATCTCCGGTAACACGATCCGCTCGACCGGCTCGACCGGCATTTTCGCGACAGGCTGCCTCGGCCCGCAGATCACCGGCAACGGCTTGCGTGACATCGGCACCAACGGCATCAACGTGACCGGCTGCACCGGCGGGCAGGTCTCGACGAACACCGTCGACTCGACCTCGACCAACCACGGCATTTTCGTGACCACCTCGACAGACATCGCCGTTCAGTCCAACGTGATCCGGGCCGCCGCCTCGGCCGGCGTGCGATGTGGAGCAACCGCCGTCCGTACGTTCGTCACCGGCAACCAGGTACGCGGCGGCGTGAACGGCGTGACGTTCGACGCGACCGCAACCGGCTGCATCGTCGCGGGCAACGACCTATCGGGCAACAGTTGGTCCGCCGCCACGGCCGTTGTCGTGTCGACCGCCGCTCCCAAAACGACGTGGGCCGCCGGTACGGCCGTGCCCGGCGACAACCTCATCTTCTGACCTCGCCCACCCCGTACGCCCGCGCACCGCGCCGGGCGTTTTTTCATGCCCCGGAGGCATCATGAGCAGCTACTCGCACGGCATCGACGTGTCCGCCTACCAGCCGGCCCAGAACTGGGCGAAGCACAAGGCGGACGGAATGGTGTTCGGCTTCGCCAAGGCGTCCGAGGGGCAGAAGTCCCACGACCCCAGGTTCGCGGCCCACATCGCGGGCATCAAGGCCGCGGGCCTGGTCCCGGGTGGCTATCACTTCGCGTGGCCGAACCAGGACGCCGCGGCCGAGGCCGCTAACTACATCGCCGCCGTCAAGGCGCATGCCGGCCCCGGGTTCCTGCACTGGCTCGACCTGGAGGAGTACAGCGACGGCCGCAACTACAAGGGGCGCAGCGCCGCGCAGATCAAGGCGTACGCCGCCGCATGGATCAAGGCCGTGCAGGCAGCGTTCCCCGGGCAGCGCGTCGGTATCTACACGTCCGCTGCGGACATCGGCGCCGGACACGTCCCGGCCGACGTGCCGCTGTGGTTCCCGGCGTACCCGGGCGCGAGCGTCGACACCTACGCCGAGGCCGAGCACCACGCGCGGCCGGCGCCGCACGGCCGGACCGTCGCCCTGTGGCAGTTCACCTCTACCCCGGTCGACCGGTCCGTCGCCTACCAGTCCCCCGAGGCGTTCCGCGCGTGGGCGAAGGGTGAGAGTGCGAGCGGCAGCTCGGGCACGCCGAGCAAGCCGTACACCCCGCCGCCGTTCCCCGCGGGCCTCGCCCCGGGCAAGAGCCGGCCGTCGGCCGTGGCGCTTCAGCGTGCGCTGAAGAGGGCCGGATGCCTGAACGCGAGCGTCCCGGAGTCTCCGAACTACGGGCCCAAGACTCAGGGGGGTGTCGCCCGCTTCCACAACGCGCACCCGCAGTATCGCGCCGCCGGCTCGACGCACGACGTCGCCATCGGGCCCAAGGGTTGGGCCGCCCTGTTCCGCCTCGCCTACGGCAAGTAGGGCACCGCAAAACCTCGAGGTTTGTCGTCACCGTGACGACAACACTCGAG